TAACTTGAACCCCATGATGTAGCCGCACTTGCAGAATCTGTCATAGTAGGGATCTTGATTATTTGACCTGGAATAAAGAACTTTGGTGTAGTTCCACTTGCTCCAACATCAACTTTGTTTGACGTGTTACCATAGATATTCTGTACGTTACCTTGATACTTATAATCACCTGCCATATACAGTTTTAAAGTATCACCAACAGCTACAGAAGATCCAGTACCACCGTCATTATACGCTTCAATAGTATCATCTCCAAATTCATCTGTACCATCATTTTGCACATAACCCATTACATAGGCGTATCTCTTGTTAAACGAAGGACGTTTCTCAGTAAACTTAAACTGAGGATCGTCTGTCGGTTTTTTTGCCGCCTGACTCAGAAATCGAAAGAAGGGATCTTGAGGGATAGCTAGTTCAGATACACGACTACCAAAGTTATACTTTCTCCGAATATCACCCGTAGAAAGATTGGTACTGGTACCTGGGCCTCGCCCGTCAAAGTCCGCCACAGTGAGATCTGTGTTAGGCGTTATAACTGATACATAATCAGCCATTACGAACTCCTTTATTTAAAGTTCAGACAGACGACATAAAATTTAGTCTATCCGAACAGGTTGTCTAATTCACCGTCAGTACCCAAGAGAGCATCAAAGACAGAATTTTCTGAACTTTTCTCTTGAGCGTGACTGTTTGCTCCGCTGACTGTAGACGGCATATTCCTGACATTTTTCATCTGACCAAGCATATCTTTCTTAGTAGCATCAGCAACATTAGAAGCAACTTTCTGCTTATTCTTCAAGTAATTGATATCATCTAGAGTAAGAGTATGTGTTTTTGCCCAATCCACCATTTGCATGTATTCATCATCGGACATACCAGATTCCTTACGGAATTTAGTTTCTTCATCTAAACGCTTATTTTCAACTGCCTGTTGAGAAGCACGTTCCTTTTCACGCTGCATCATACCACCTACCCTCTGCTGGACAATTTTATCAACATGAGCATTCATCAGCTTTGCACTATCCGAATCTGGATCAGACATCGCCTCCTGCTCATTGTACATAAAATCCTCATCCAGGCCAAGGGATGATTGGATGCTCTTTGACGGTTGCCCGCCATTTACCAGATAGTCTCGGACATGCTCTACCAGCCCGCTATCGTTTTTCATTGCTTCAAGAACAGGAACAAAAGGTTCTACACTCTTGTACTGTTCAGCGAGCTTGACGGCTTCACGACTGCTGTCTGCATATCGTTTCTTGTAAGGATTACCGTCATTGTCCCAGTCCACACTATTGGAGCCAACACTTTCTTGGGTGCGAGTTACCTGTTCGGGATCGCTATTTTGGGGTTGGGTTGCCTCAGTGGTTTCTTGTACTGCTCCGTTTACTTCATTCTCCAGAGCGTCAAAAAAAGATGCTTCAGAAGAGCCAAAGACTGCTTGTTCTGTACGATCAATAGATTGATCTTCAGAAACCTGCTCTGGGTTACTTACTGATTGTTGAACTAATTCGTCCATTGTTTACCTCTTTTTAGTTATACTGTTGAATAATTTTACGAATTTTTATTATTACTTTGCAATTGATTTCTAGCCTTTTGTATCTCTAATTGCATTTCTTTCTTTTTAGTTGCTGCTTCATTGCCCATTACATTCTGTAAAAGCTTCTGTTCTGCTTCAGTCTGCCTGTATGCATCTTGGGTATCACCCTTGACTTGTTCCTTCTGTTTGGTGATTTCCATCTCAGCCTGCATAACCTTGCCTTTAATACCAGCCTGGACAAGTTGCCTTTCAAGAGTTTCAATAGTGCCTTCTTTGTCTTTCATAGCTTCCTGAAGTTGCTGTAATTGTCCTTGTAATTGAGAATATAAACTCTTTCTCTTAGCAATAAGATCTTTCTTCTTAATATCTGTTTCAGCTAATACAGCAAGATCATCTACTACTCCAAGTTGTAATAACTCTTTTAATTCTGCTAGGTATGCCCAGCGATTAATTGGAAGAGTGGATCCAGATATAATCCTTACATCAAACTTAGCAGCAGAATAATCCATTGATTTACTAATAGCTTCTCCCATATCATTGAATATTGGGATATTGATCTCTACTTCACGATCTTCCTGCAAAGCAGAAGGCTGAACTATCCTGAATCTCTTATTTGCACTATAAATAGCTTGTGAATACTGCATAACAACAGTACCTAGTTGTTTTAATGCAGGTTCTATTGAATTCTTCATCCATTGTTTTACACGCCTGGTACCATACTCATCCAAAGCAAGCATACCACGAAATGTTTCATGCTGTTGTTGAGTATCACCCTGCATAGAAGAATAAATACCAGCAAGGTATTCCATATCTGATTTACCTTCCTGAACTATAGTAAAGAAAGCGTTAGATAGTGGAGCAGGCATTACAGGAGTTGGTCTTTCTGCTCCAGGTCTTACAGGAAGTAATGCTCCTGGTGCGGCTGAATATTTCTCCCACATTTCTGCATCAATACTACCTTCTTCAAACATCCACCGTAAGCTGCTGCCTAGCGATGCATTGTGCACCATGATCTGATGTGACTTATTGATCTCTTTCTGTTTACCTATCAGCGGGCTTACGGCAGAAATCGGAAATGGAGTCCCAGTCCATTTGTAGTGAAAGGGAACAATGGGGTACTCTGTCACATTCTCTGGAAGAATGTATTCATAAAGTAATTGATCGCCAGCAATACAACATTGACGTATCCTGACACCATAAAATTTTACAGCATCAACTATGTTAACTGCAAATGTTTTATCTTTCAAAAGCACTTTATATTCTTTTTCAGAGATAACTTTATTCTCAATCTTGGACTGAGCTGCCTGTAATTCACTCATATATTCCTGCTCGGCAACCTGTAATTGCTGTTGCATCATATCCTGAGCTTTCTGCATCTCAAGTTCATATCTCTCAGGAATCATCTTACCTTCAGCCACAGCCTGTTCCATCTGCTGCTGTTGTTCCATGAGTTGAACTTCCATCTCAGACTGCATCTCTTTCATCCTTACCTGAACCTGCTGTTGAATAGCCTGAAGTTCTTCAGGACTTGGCGGTACACGATAAAAAACATTCATATATGCGATTTTAATCTTTTCATATACTTCAAAGAACTCTACCAGTGGTTCCTGTTCACCCTCAGCAGTAATACCCATATCATCCATTGTATCATCATCATACAGAAAGGTTTTCTGATCGCCTGTTCCTATAGGTCTTCTTGTATAGGAAAAGTTTGCATTCTCATCACTACTTGATTTATCAATCTTTCTTTTATGTTCTGGAAATAGTTTGACCAGATGACTCTTAGGCAAGACTTTCCTTATCATGATGTATGATGCATCCCTGAACATAATATCTCTTGACTTCTCATCAACATATATATCAAACGGTTCAGGCTGCCCGATCTTAACTTCACCCATCCCGTTATCAGCATCCTTATCTATCTCTACCATCAGATAACCAAGACTTTTAGTTATAGAATCATTTACAGCATTAGAATAGAGAGTATCTCCATCTGACTTACCCCAGATATAATCTGCTATATCACTAAAGACTGCAGCTACATCTGTATCACTTCCTTCTACACCAACAGCCTGCCATCTTGGATTATTAGCAGTTGCATAGTAATTCAACATCTCCACTACAGGTAGTATCCTGTTAATTGTGAATGTTGGCATACCCTGTTCACGAAGAGAAGCAACTTCTGTTTCCTTAAGCTGTTCATCATGTGCAAAATCATATCCTTCCTGATTCACATTCTGCCATTGCTCTCTTGTATAATTGTTAGTATAGTTAAATAACTGCCGAACCATTTCGGCTTTTTTCTTCTTAGCCATTACTTATATCCTCTATATGTAGCTTTACCTCTGACTACTGGTTTATTAACTTCTAATAAGGGTGCCCCAATCATTCTTGCAAGATTAGTTGGTGTCAATATAGGTTCATGTTCATCTAATGATATGTTCCAGATATCTTCAAAATTTCCTTCTTCATCAAAATAAATATCACCTAAAAGAGGTTCTTCTCCCTTATACATTTCTTTATAATCACGATCTGGATTATGATCCTTTCTTTGATGCCTAGACCTTGAATATGCAAGATCCCACCTTCCTTGTAAATTTTTCCCTGCTTTTGTATTAAGATTTACTTCAAAGACATTAGGTTCAACTTCAATCAAAGGACTCTCACTTGGATCAAGTGCAGATTCACCAATACTTTCCCAAACTTTATCAATATAAGTTTTCCACAATGTGGGATCTTTTAATTGATCTTCTTTGAATTGTTCAGGAATAACAGAAACTATATTCTCATAAGTATGCTTAGCAGGAAGTCCTAGGAGTCTTGATGTTAATTCAGACTCTCCTGGAACATAAGTCCTTTCATATCCTGGTAGATTTACATCTTCATAAACAAATTCTGCAAATTTTGGTAATTTAGCTTTTTTTATAGGATCAGCCATTATGCTACCACCCAGTCTTTTACCTTAGGCTTACGTTTATACCAGTCTCCAGCCTTATCCTTCTTAGAATTCATAGGTGGATGTGCAAACTTACAAGCATATGCTAATGCATCAATAGTATCATCATGTGCCATACGAGGGCCAAATGTTATAATCTCCCTGTGAAGATCATACATCTCCTTCTTT